GCACGCGATCCGGAGCCGGACGTATGAGGGGTGGGCGGAGGCGATGGCGGAGCAGTGGGGCGGACTCGGGCAATGGAAGGGACTTTGGGAGGAGTGACGTCGTGCGTGTCATGGTGATATGCTGCCGCCGATGTCATCATGGATCGAGAAGCTGATGGAAGACGAGCCGGAGCCGGCGGGTGCGTTGACGCCCTCCGAAGCTCTGCTCATCGACCGCCTCAACACCATCTCGATCTGGATCGCGCGAGAGAAGAACCGCGTCGCCGTGGTGGCGCTGGTCGCCCAGGAGTGGGGGACGACCAAGCAGGCGGCCGAGCGGTGGGTCGCCAAGACCGAGGACTTCCTGTGCCGCGGCATCTTCGAGGACGTCCAGGCCAGCCGCGCCCTGTACCTCCGCCGGCTCGAGGACATCCACGGCCTCGCCATGACCCACGCCGTCAAGGACCAGGTCGAGGTCACGACCAAGCCCGTCCGCCTCAAGAACGACTCCGATGGCAAGATGGTCCAGATCAACGGCCAGCACACCAAGATCAAGCCAAACGCCCTGGACCCGAACGCCCTCGCGATCGCGATGAAGGCGGCCAGGGAGATCGCCCACATCACCGGCGCCCGCCCGCGCGACGGGCGGATGAACGTCGGCCACATGAACGTCCTGGTCAACGGAGCCGGCGGGATCGAGGCCTCGGCCCAGACGACCAATCAGCTCAGCAACGAGTCCCTGGCCCAAATGGTCGGCGGCGAGGTGGTCGATGAATCAGCACCCGGACCAGAGGTTTTTCAGGACGATCCTGCCGACTCCCCCGAAGATCCCCCGCCAGCCGATGATGAAGGCGCTGACGAAGACGAGACGGAGGATCCGTGACGTGGTCGGTCCCAAGCCCAAACCGGATCGCCAACCCAACGAGATCGTGACCATCCTCGTCACCAGGCCTGACGGGCGGAAGGTGCAGACTCCCATCCGCCGCGACGTGCTCGTGCGTAGGGCCATGGCCGCGCAGGTGGCACGCCGGACGATGCACCTGGCCCTGAATGTCCACATCACCGACAAGGGCCAGCCGATCGTGCTGGACCCCCAGTGGGAGCAGATTTACGCCGATCCCTCCCCCGACATGCGGATCATCGCCCCCGCCCAGCGCGGCAAGACCACCTACGAGATCGTGAAGACCCTCGCCCAGTGCTCGCTGGGGCTGGCGGTGGGCTGGGTCATGCCCAAGCACGCCAAGGTGATCGAGCTGGTGAACGGCAAGCTCAACCCCACGATCAAGAACACCCCCTACTACCAGGAGCTTCAGGAGATCGCCGACGCGACGGACGCGACGTCCTTCAAGCGGTTCGGGCCGCACGGGAAGCTCTACATCGTCACGGCCAACTCCGAGGACGAGCTGACGTCGTTCACCGCGGACTGCATGCACATCGACGAGCGGGACTTCTGCAATCGCACGAACCTGCCCATGTACCCGAAGCGCATGAACGCGTCGGACTACAAGCTCAGCGACGAGATTTCAACCCCCACCGTCGAGGGCTCCGAGCTGAACGCCGGCGCCCCGGGCAACGACAACATCCACGCGGAGTTCCTCGCCGGCGACCAGCACCGCTACTTCCACGACTGCGAGCACTGCGGCGAGCGGCAGATCATCGACTGGTACGACAACGTCGTGATTACCAGGATCGACGACTCGGGCCGCATTATGACCTTCGACGTCCGCGACAAGGACTGGTCGCCCGGCTCCCCGCGGGACATCCGGCCATGCTGCCGCTACCCGAAGTGCGGGCGGCCGATGAACCGCTTTGCCCCCGGCCTCTGGATCCCCCAGCGCCCCGGCCGCAAGATCCGGTCGTACTGGACGGAGGCCCTGTCAACCCGCATCGGGCCGACGATGGACACCCTGATCGACACCTTCAGCAAGAGCCTGGGGAACCCGTCCAAGCTCCAGCAGTTCAACAACATGGACCTGGGGCGGCCATTCTCCGGCGGCACGCTGCGCATCAACCGCAAGATGTTCGAGCGGTGCACCGCCAAGGGCCGGCGCATGGTCTCCTCATCCGAGCAGCCGACCACCATCGGGATCGACGTCAACCGCCCGTGGCTCGACTACCAGATCAGCCGATGGGACGACGGGAAGCAGATCAAGGTCCACGCCGGCCGGCTCGCGGGTGGGGTGGACGAGGTGATCCAGGTTCTCAAGCGATTCCGGGTCGTGGGTGGGGTGATCGACCACCAGCCCGAGGCGAAGTTCGCCATGAGCGTGCAGGAAGCCGCCATGGCCGAGCTGAAGATCCCGATCGTCCGGTGCAAATACGCCACGAACGACCAGCACAAGATGGTCGTCGTCTCCGAGGCAGGCGACGGCCGCCTGGACCCGCCGCGTCTAATCACAGTGCACCGGACAGTGGCGATCGACACGATCTACGAGTGGCACCTGACCAACCAGATCGAGTGGTTCGAGGATTGGACGGTGGCGGTGGACGGACGGCTCTTTGATGAGATGAGCCGGCCGGTGCGGAAGCTGGTCATCAACGACCAGGGCAACGAGCGTTTCACCTGGGAGGGCATCCCAGACCACCAGCTCCACGCGGCCGTCTACGACATGCTGGCCGGCCTCGTGCTCGGATTCGACACCGTGCTCGACTACTCCGAGATCCGCCCGATGATGAACGTGTACACCGAGAGCGCCCCCAAGCTCATCGACCCCCGACGCGACGACGCTGGCATGATGATCCTGCGAGGATGAAATGAGCCGAATCGTCTCCATCACGAAGTCCGCGGTCGGAAGCCTGGGCGATCTGCTCTCCGGGCGGTACTCGACGCCCGAGCCGTCGCCGCTGGTGGGCGGCCCAGCCGGCGGCGTGTCCACGGCGGGCGACCCCAAGCTCACCCCATGGTTCAACACCGTGCAGGTCCCGATGGACCGGGTGCGCGAGATGCAGTACTACGACTTCCTGGAGACCAACATCTCCGACGTGCCGCGGGCACTGGACGCCTTCGCCACCATGGCCGTCACGGGCGACCTCTCGGGCGGCGGGACGCGGACCTACGCCGTGCGGATGGTCAACCCGCCCGACGAGTACCCCGAGGAACTGAAGGCCAGGTTCCGCCGGCTCGAGACCATCATCCGTGAGTCGTCGTTCCAGACGGTGCGGGCGATGTGCAAGTACGGGTCCTTCATGCCGGAGAACGTGCTGGCCATGATGGCGGACAATCGGCTGGGCGTGGCGCACCTCCGCCCCATCCCGCCGGCGACGATCTTCCGCAACTTCGACTCCACCGGCCGCTGGACCCCCGAGGCGTACTGGGCCCAGCAGATCACCCAGACGAGCCCGCCCAGCAACGGCGTCCGCCTCCAGCTCGACGCCAAGGCCAAGACCTTCCCGATCTGGCGGATGCCCCACTTCGCCCTGTGGTCCAACGGCGGTGTCTCGGCCACCGAGACGCTCCTGTACGGCCGCAGCATCCTCAAGCCATTCGGGGCGATCGGGCTCAAGGTCCACGGCGTGCTCGACTCGATGGTGCTGGCCCGCCTCACCCGCGCGGCGATGCGCTACCGCTGGAAGGTGGACGTCTCGGACCTCAAGGGCGACCCCAAGCAGATCATGAAGCGGCTGGCGATGTGGAAGCAGTCGGTCACGCGCTCCACCACCGGCATCGGATCCGCCCAGGACTCGTACAAGAAGCCGCCCACCCCGGACGAGGACTTCTTCATCGCCTCCGGCGAGGGGCTCGCTTACGACCTCGACACGATCGACGGCGACACCAACCTCGCCCGCGTGCAGGACGTGGAGCTGCTGTTCCGCGTCTACTTCGGCGCGCTGGGCGTGCCCCCGGAGTACCTGGGCCACGAGCGGAGCCAGGGCGGCCGGAGCAACCTGTCCCAGATCGACATCAACTTCGCCCGCACCGCGCGGCACATCCAGATGTACGGCGCGGCCGGCTATCAGCACATGGTCTGGGTGGACATGCTGGCCGGCGGGTACGACCCGCTGAAGTACCCGGTGGAGATCATCTCGCCCCAGATCGGGGCCCGCGACGACCTCCTGCAGGCCCAGATCCGGGCGCTCCAGGCCGGTGTCATCCTCACCCTCCGCCAGGCTGGCATGAAGCTGGAGAAGCACCCGCGGTGGGTCCTCTCGACGTTCCTGAACATGAGCGACGAGCTGGAAGGGCTCGACGAGGGCGAACTCGCCGACCTGTTCGACGACATGCAGATCGAGGGCGGCGAGAAGCCCAAGGGTGTCGGCCGGCGCGCTGTCGAGTCGGTGCTCGCCCAGCTCCACAGCGAGATCGGGCCGCTGGTCCGGGAGAACATCTTGGCCCTGCTCGGGCAGAAGTCGCCGGAGATCCAGCTCGCCCTGTCCAGCTCGCTGGAGACCCTGGACATGCTCCGGTCCGGCATGTTCGAGGTGGGCAGGTGACTCCTCTGACGCAGACGGCCGAAGACCGGGCCCGCATCGACGCCATCGAGCGGGAGATGCCCACCGCGCTCGAGAAGCGGCGGGGCGCCACGCTGATGGACCGCACCAAGTTCGCGGTCTCCTCCGCCGTCGAGAACCTGGTGAAGGGCGTCGCGACGGGCAAGTTCAGCGCCCGGCTGGCGCTCGAGACTGCCCGGAGCACCTTCAGCGCGGCGATCACGGCCGCGATGCAGCAGGGCTTCATCATCGCCGGCGTCCCCCGTAACAGCCAGTGGGCGCTCACGGCGTCCCAGAGGGCCACCCAGGCGGCCCTGGTCAAGAAGCACATGGACTACCTCGGCGGGTGGATCGGCGAGGCCCAGGGCGCTGGCCGGGCCGCCCTGTACGCCGGCATGGTGGACGACGCGCTCTGGCGCGGCATGGTGTCGATGCTCCCGACCGGGTCTCAGATCGAGTGGGTGCGGACTGTCGCCGAGAGCTGCTCCACCTGCATCGAGTTTGCCCGGGGCAGCCCGTACACCATGCCCGGCGCTGGCGGGAACGAGCTGCCGGCCGTGCCCCGAGATGGCACGAGTTCGTGTTTGGCGAACTGCAAGTGCTACCTGGTGGCGAGGGGGCGCGTCACGGCTACGCCGCGGAACCTGATCGGCGTCGAGGTCTTCGCGCTGGGGGCGTTCGACGTGGATCCAGCCTCGCCTGTGAACCAGGCCCAAGCCCAGTCCTACCAGCAGCTCGCCGAGATTTATGCGTGGAGCCTGCGCCGCGCGGCGCTGGGGGCGGGCTTCGGCGACCCAGCCGATGTCTGGCGGGAGATCGAGGCCCTGGCACGTGGGCTCGGGCAGCGGGTCCGGCTCACGCCCACCCAAGGCGAGATCCTCGCCCAGGTCCGCGCGGCCGAGACCATGGGGTTGCATCTGGTCGAGGTTATCGACACCACGCTGCTGGGCGTAGCGGTGGGCGTGGTTGTAAATGACCGCGGGGACAGCGGATTGGTGACTGCAACTGGGCCGGACGGTGTTATCATCTTGGACGATGACCCGAAGCGGATGTACCGCACGGGCCCCCAGGGTCGTGCCCTGGTGTTCAGGAGATAGCAATGGCCAAGTCGATGGCGCGTGGGCGCGGGTTCCTGTTGTTCGTGGTGTGCGCCGCGCTCCTCGCCGGATGCGCGACCGACAAGACCAGGCGTGCGGATGGCCAGCCGTCTGGGTATAACGACAACCCGTACCGCCAGTTCAGGTACCTTCCCGAGAACAGGAGGTACGACCACAGGTACGACCACCACCATTACGGAGACTGAACAATGAAGACTCTGATGCTGCTCGCGGTCGTGTTCGCGGCCCTCGCGGGCTGCTCGGGAGCGTCCAAAACCGTAGTGGATCCTTCGGAGTCGAGAGTGCGCTCGACGACGACCGAGGTTCGTCCCCTCGACATCACGAGGATCACGGCCACGACCGCCCCAGCACTTCCGGCAGCGCCGGCACAGCCGGAGACGTACTCGTACCGGCTCAGGATTCAAGGAGCACTCCCATGCGCAGCGCCACCGTCTTCTTCCTCCTCGCCTCCAGCATCGGACTCGCCCAGCCCCAACCCTCCCTGACCCCGGCACAGCAGGAGCAGATCACAAGCCTGCTCCAGTTGCCGCCGGGGTCGTCGATCACCCTCGAGCAGATCCGCGATGGTGGCTCGATCACGATCGACGAGGAGGCGACGGGCACCGGCGCCGCGCTGCGTGCATCCGGCGACCAGATCGTGCAGGACCACGACGCGACAGCGCCCACGGCCTCGCTGGGCGGCGGGCGCGATGCCCGCGGGTCCGACACCAGCTCGTCGGTGTCTGCCCGCTCGGTGAACCTGTGGGGAAACCCGCTCCTGTGGCTCGGGCTCGCGGGCCTTCTGGTGGCGGGGCTCTCGACGATGGTCCGCCCGCCGACGTTCCCGGTGGCGATCCCGATGCGGGCGACCATGACCATCGCCCTGCTCAGCGCGTCGCTGGTGGCCGCGGCCCTGTTCCCCGGGATCATGCTGTTCATCGTCGCCGGCGCGGGCGCGCTGCTCGTGGGGGCGTACCTGTACCGCGAGTTCAAGGGGCGCAAGGCGGAGACCAAGGCCGCGGAGGGCGAGCTGCACTCGCAGACCCTGCGCAGCGTCGCCGCCGGCATCGCGGACTTCAAGCTGGCGGCCAAGGACCAGTCGGTGACGTCCGTGGCGCCCGAGGCGTGGGAGAAGCTCAAGGGCTTCCTGAGTTCCCACGTGGAGCCCCAAGAGGCGGTGGTGATCGAAGCGGTGCGGGCCAAAGACGGACTGGCCTGAACGAAATCTACCATTTGGCACCGCGGGAGCGCGGCGGTCCCCGGCGGAGAGGGCGGGACACGACGACGGCCGCTCAGCAAGGCCCCGAAAGGGGCCTTCTTCATGCGCCCGTGCGTCTACTCAGATATGCCAGGCCTTCTCAAGCGCGTGACAACCCCGACCAAGCCCACGCCGCGCGGCACCGAAGTAACCGCGTCGGAGCACTTCGACGTGCGCGCGAAGTTTGTCGCGCTGGAGAAGATGGGCGACAAGGGCACGAAGGGTCGGCTCGGCCGACTCATCTACGAGTTCGAGACGGCCGACGTCCTGAACGTCAATCGCCGCATCTACCCGCAGGCCGTTGTGGCCATGGCCATCGCGGGGCTCAACGGGCGCTGCGAGAAGAACCAGGTCTTCGGCGGCCTCGACCATCCCGCGCCGTGGGACCACAACGCGCTGCTCGTCACGCTCGACGATGCCGCGATCAAGGTTGACTCGGTGGAGATGGTCGGCGAGACGCTCGCGCGTGTGACCGTCGACGTCATGGACAACGAAAAAGGCCGCAAGATCATGGCGATTCTCGCCGTGGAAGGCAACCCAGGAATCAGCCATCGCGCTGCCGTGCGCTGGCGTGATCCCACGCAGCAAGAGCGGCTCGAGTACAAGATCCCTGACAACACTTTTGTCGACGTTGCTGAGGCGATGCGTCTAATCACGTACGACATCGTCAGTGAGCCCGGATTCGCCGGTGCGGACGGCGCGACAGTGACGGAGCAAGCAACTCCAGGAGCGGACGAAATGAAGACTCCCGCCGAACTCAAGGCAGCCCACCCGGCCCTGTACGACCTCATGATCGCCGAAGGGCGCGCTCTGGCGCTGGGCGACGCCGACGCGAAGGTGAAGGCCGCGAACGAGGCAGCCGCCACCAAGCATGCCGCGGAGCTGAAGACGGTCCAGGAGGCGCTGGCCGCGACCCAAACCAATCTCAAGATCGCCACCGAGGCGCTGAGCGGCCTCAAGACCGCGCAGAAGACGCTGGGCATCGTCAATGAGCAGATCACCGACGCCCATGCCGCGGCCAAGATCGCCACGGCCGAGGGCGAGGTGAAGGCCCTCACCACCCGCGTCGCCACGCTGGAGGCCGAGAAGAAGACTCTGGGCGACCAGGTCGAGACCGGCCTCAAGATCGGCCGCGTGCGGACCGCGCTCGAGGCGGTCGCGACCCAGTACCAGGGCAGCCCGGCCAAGAACCTCATCCTCAAGCGGGTCGCCCGCCTGGGCATCGAGGACACCAACAAGGCGCTCGAGGCCGCTCGGACCGAGCTGGCGGACCTGGAGGCGGCGGGCTTGGGGTTGCCGGCGGGCGTCGCCCGCGGCACGGGCGGCGGCGGGGGCGGCAACCCCCACATGACCACGGAGAACCTGCTCAACGGCCTGCTCGACGCCAACCCGCAGAACCCGGCCGCGGGCAGCGGCGGCGGCGGGTACCAGGTCGGCACCGAAAATGCCCTCGGAGCGATGGCGCTCCGCGGCCACAGCTTCGCCGTCTAAAGACGGCACCCGACACCCCCGGAGCTTTGCGGTGCCGCACACCGCAGGGCTCTTCCCTGAACCGCACCCAGCCGGCCCGACCGGGCGACGGGCAAGACACACGAGGTCCCAATGATCAATCCCTTTGCCGTTCCGGTGCCGCTGACGGGTCGCGGGAAGCTCTGCGATGCACGGCGAGCCCTCGGTCCGATCATCAAGGACCACTTCCCCGAGTTCGACAAGGCGATGGAGGGCCGGTTCGCCGCCGCGAGCCCGGACCGGTACCGCGGCCACGCGATGCTCCGATCCGCGATCGCCGCCTACGAGCAGGCGTCGTACGTCGCCAACGCCGTGGTCCAGCGCTCGAACCCCATGGCCGCCGCGGCCGGTCTGGCGTTCGCCGCCGAGGCCCCGCTGGCGTCGTCCACGCTGCAGGCCCAGGTGACGGACTTCATCACCCAGATGATCCACGTCTCCCTTGAGGTGTACCCGCGCCTCATCGCGTCGCGGCTGACGTCGCTGCAGCCCTTCACGCAGCCCTCCGGCTACGTCTTCTACATGCGCCGCCTGGCCAAGGACGATGGCCCGACGACGTCCGGCACCGCCGGCCGCAGCCTGGCTGACCTGGACACCCACGACCCCGAGTACTCCTTGTGGGAGAACGAGGGCGACCAGATCCGCGCCGTGGGCATGGAGCTGACCAAGGATCTGGTCGAGGTCGAGTGGCGCGCCCTGATGCACCAGTTCTCGCACCAGGTCGACGTGGCGCTGCGTTCGCAGCACTCCATGGACATCCTGACCATCGGCGACATGATTACCGCCGATGAGCTGGCGTGGGAGGTTGACCGCACGGTGGTCGATCGCCTCGTGACCTTCGCTGGCACCAACACCCGCGGCGACGTCTACTGGGACCCGGACGACGGCGGCAACTACTCCACCTACGCGCCAAGCGAGCAGGCCGCCTACGACCGCCGTCTGCTCGAGGTCGCGATCACCGCGATCCAGGTCGAGATGGCCCACGACATCTTCCGCCAGCCCAACTGGGCGGTGGTCGGCACGAACGTGGCCAAGCAGATCGCCAAGACCCCGATGGCCTTCGGCCTGAAGGTCAGCGATCAGATGTTCGACCAGCGCCGGATGAGCGGCAACATCCTGCAGATGGGGACGTCGATCGACGGCGTCCTGTATCTGCACGACCCGCAGATCGACCCCAACCTGGCGCTCTTCGGCCACGTCGACAACATGAACCCGTTTTACGCGGGCGCGATCTTCTCGCCGTTCGGCCTGGCGTCGGTCCTCACCGCCGCGTTCCAGGACCCCGACACGCTGCTCACCAAGAAGTCCCGGGCCCTCGCGTTCGCCTTCAAGGGCGTGCGTCCCCAGCAGTTCCGCATCCTGCGGCTGGGCGCCGGCTCCTGATAGATCGTCCTGACTGAGGCGGCAAGGGGCGGGGGCTCATAACCCCCGCCCCTTGCTATTCTGTCGGGATGCTCGCCTGGACAACCTCCACCACCCCTCGCACCATCCTCCGGAGCACGGCGTTGCACCTGTGGCCGCGGTGGCTGACCCTGGTCCAGCCGTCCAGCGTCTCCGGGCTCTCCAACGTCAAGCTCTACCGGACGCTCATGGACTGGGCAGAGGAGCACAACCCCAAGCGGCTGTGCTTCGTTCGCACGCACGCGCTGGGAGACATCGTTATGCTCGTGCCGGTCTGCCGGGCGCTGTCCCGCCTGCTCGGGCTCGAGAGCACCAAGATCCTCGTGCAACGGCGGTTTGTCTCGGCTCTGGGAGCCAGGCACCCCGGCGTCGAGTTCGCCCCCTACATCTCGGGCAAGATGGACTGGGGGGCGGACGCGCATCTGGACCTGAACCACGCCCTGGAGCGCGACCACCGCGGCGGCCTGGAGAGCAACAAGCACCGCGTCGAGCTGTACGCCGATGCCATGGGCCTGGAGATGATCCGATGAATCGAGTAAACCTCGCCTACGTGGGCCAGCGGGCCTCAGTGCAGAAGCGGTACGAGCGGCGGGCCTACACCTTCAGGGTGGGCAAGCCGACGTCGGTGCCGGCGTCGATGGCGGAGGGGCTCCTGAAGTCCGACTCCTTCGTGCTGGCCGACGAGGCCGGCCGCACGGTGGAGGACAGCTTCCCGAACGGGGGCGTGATCGTGCTCCGGCGCTGGGGCGCCCTGGGGGACATCATCATGCTCCGGGCGGTCGTGTCGGCCTTCCGCCGGCTCGTGCCGTCGCTGCTGCCGGTGCTCCGGTGCTCGCACCAGTGGCACTCCCTGTTCGCCCATGACGACTGCTGGTACGGTGTCGACTCCCCGGCCAAGCCGGATCACGAGGCCAACGCCGCGCGGGTCGGCCTGGTGAACATGGACCAGGTGGCCGAGGCGGACCACCGGGGGTCCGAGCTGTCCCGCGTGGAGCTGTTCATGGCCGCGATGACGTCGCGTGCGATCGAGATCCTGCCGGAGGACTGGGCCCTCAAGGTTCCCCCGGAGGCGGTGAAGTTCGTGGCGAGCTTCCTGCACTTCCGGAACCTGCAGCGGCCCATGTCCGGAGCGCCCCGGCCGGCGAATCGGAAGCTGATCGCGGTCCAGCTCCGAGGATCCGGGCCGATGAAGTCCCTGCCCAAGCCCCAGGTGGCGTCCCTGATCCGGCTCCTCAAGCCCATGGGCGACATCGTGCTGATCGAGTCGGACGAGAAGCTCGCCCGGGAGTACGCCGGCCCGGGCGTCCACGCCATGCCGGGGCGTGACGCGCTGCACACGGTTGAGCTGCTCCGCCACGTCGACCTGGCGGTGACGATGGACTCCGGGCCCCTGTGGCTGGCGCACGCGGCGGCCTGCCCCACCCTCTGCATCATGGGTCCCACCCGCCCCGCCCAGCGCATCACCTTCCACCCGCTCTACGCCAGCGGCCAGGTGCGTGCGGTGAGCCTGAACGAGATCATCAGCTGCCCGGCCTGCTTCGAGCAGGCCAAGGCGTGCAAGGGTGCGTTCGCGTGCATGCAGAAGCAGCCGGACTGGGCGGTGGCACTCCAGGCGATCGTGTCCGCGGCGGAGTCGATACTCGCGGGGGACCGGGCGCTGCCGCTGGCGATGGAGCCGGCGCGGGCCGCGCCGGCTGAGAAGGCGACGGATGCCGACCTGCCCACTGAAAGCGACGTCGAGGATGGGGCGGACGACGAGTAGCGATCGACCGCTCATCCAGGGCCGGATCACCAGCCCCGCGACCGACTTCTGGTCTCGGATTGCCTCGTTCACCGTCCACCGCAACAGCGCGGGCGTCTAATCAGGCATGGCACTCGACCTCAACGAGCTGATCGACGCGCTCAAGATCCACAGCCCGGACGGCGTCGAGATCCCGCGCAACCAAGACGACAACCAGCCCCACGAGCCCACCATCGCCCGCTGGGCGGCCGATGCCGCCCAAGCCATCAACGCCAAGCGCGGCCGCACCACCTCGCTCGAGACCACGATCACGACCGTTGATGGCACCACCGACTACGCGATGCCGACCGGGTGCCGCGAGATCACCAGGATCCGGCGCGACCACGGCACGACGGGCGGGCCCCGCGAGGTCGCCGGCATCCCCGTCAACGCGTACATGAGCGGGATGGTCCCGTTCGGCACTCTCCCCTCCGGACAGCAGATGTCGGCCTCCCTGGACTTCCTCAACCGCCAGCAGCTCGGCGCGGTGCAGCGCGAGGACACCTTTGAGCTGCGTGGCGAGAAGGTCCGCTTCCTGTTCCCGATCCGGGACGGCGAGCAGATCATCGTCCGCTACGAGGTGGTGGACCGCGACCTGGAGTCGATCCCGGAGGACCGCTTCGAGCTGGTGCTCGCGTACCTGAAGATGAAGAACCTCAAGTGGTTCATCGACAAGCAGGGCGCGGCGATCGCGGTGGACGGGGACCGGCTCGCCGGCGACAGCATCATGGTGCTCATGCGCCGCATGCGCGATCTGGACAACGAGTGGACCGAGGGGCTCAACGCCATCCAGGCCGAGGTGGAGTGATGCTGCCAGGCCAGACCGTCATTGAGACGCGTGAGGGGTGGATGGGGTGGCCGTAAGGAGCGGGCTATGCCGGTCATCGTCCGGGTCATCAACGCGAAGCGGCTCTTGCTCGCCCTGGTGCGACTCGAGCGCGCGATCGGCACCGCCTCCTCGACGTTGATTGGCCGCAAGCTCGCCAACGAGGGGCTCGGGTACATCAAGCGCGTGACGCCGGTGAATCGCTCCCAGGGCCGCCTGCCCGGGTCGCGCCGCGGGTACCAGCCGTTCCGCGACCAGTGGGAGGTGATCGAGAAGATCACGCTCGACAACCACTACCAGGCCGTGATCCGCAACCAGGCCCTCGACACCGGCGGCGGCATCGCGCTGGCCTCCCTGGAGTTCGGAGCCCGACCCCACAGGATCCCCAAGCACGGCTACGCGATGATGAAGTGGCACCAGGACGGCGGGCGGAGCCGGTTCGGCGGGCGGAGCAGCGATCTGGCCAGCGAGATCAACCGCTCGAGTTCTCGCCCCGGCCGCGTCTCGGACACCCTCGACATCGACTCCTCGGACGAGGCCTTCGTGCTCGCCCGCCGCGTCAACCACCCTGGGCACAAGCCCTACCGTATGGTCGCCGAAACCCGCGAGCACCTCCGCCGCGTGTCCAACACCGCGCTCGCCCAGTTCGCCGGCGAGATCGAGCGGATCTTCGGGCCCTTGAGCATTTCACCGTGAGGTCGCCATGCCAGCCCTTGAAGAGCCGATTTACCAGGTCCTCCGCGCCCAGCAGGCCAACATCGCCCGGATCGCCTCCGGCCTCGTGGTGAGCGGCACCGGCGGCAATGGCGGGGCGGTGACGCTCTGGGGGGCGACGCCCAACATCGTCCGCCTCTACGACCGTCCGTTGCGCTTCGCCCAGGACGCCGCCAAAGAGGGGTGGGAGCGGATCATCACCCTCCTGCCCGTCGTCAACGATGGCGCCGACCGCATCGTGGGGAGGAACGACCGGCGCGCCCAGTACCAGGTTCAGATGCTCGTGCGGCTGACCCAGCAGGAGGTCACCGCAGACCGGCAGCAGGTGGTCATCGGGGGCGTCGTCGACGATAACCCCCTGGCGGCCAAGATGCACCGCCTCCTCTACGACTTCCACCACGTCTTCTTCGACAACCACCTGCTCGCCACGGACGATTGCCCGAACGGCCTGGTGGACGACGCGAAGTACTCCCTGGCGTGGGCCGCTGACGCCGATTACCCCATGGCGCTGGTGGTGGCGACGGTGCTGTGCGAGATTTCGGCATATTGACTGGGCCGAGGTGCGTCTAAACAGGTGGCGGCGCGAGATGCCGACCTGGAGGCACCCCCATGACTTGCCGGCCCGATCGTGCAACTGGATCTCGCGCCCGAATCATCGTCCAGGAGGAGCCGTGCTGGGGCACCCTGAGCGAGGAGGGCGATCCGTCGGTCGAGCAGGAGGCGCTCGGGTGGGACTTCGGCAGCGAAACGCTGGCCGATCCGCCCACGAACATCGAGTCGACCCTGCTCCGCGACGACCGTATGCGCTCGGCCCCCCAGACGGGCAACCACCGCCCGGGCGGCGACGTCATCGGCGAGCTGCAGCCCAACGGGCCGTGGGCGCTGATCTTCAAGCACGCCCTGACCAACTCCGACGGCGTCAGCACCAGCGGCTCGGGCCCCTACGTGCACTCGATGGAGGGCTCCCCGGACCTGGACGAGGGCCTGACGGTCGAGAAGTACTTTGCCTTCCCCAGCGGCAACTCCCGCATCCTGCGGTACCTGGGCGGGCGCGTGAACGAGTGGGAGATCGGCGTCCCCAACGAGGGCATCGTCACCGCCCGGGCCGGCCTCCTGTTCCGCGAGGAGGCGCTGGTCAACGATTCGATGGACGACTCGCCGACCTACCCGACCAACAACGAGCCCTTCAACTCCTTCCAGGCCGTCATCTACCTCGACCCCGAGGGCGATGGCTCGCGCGTGGCGGTGGCCACCGTCCGCTCCGTGACGATCCGCGGCAGCAACGCCATGTCGGCCGAGGAGTTCGTGCTCGACGGCACCGGACTGCGGGCCGACATCCCCGAGGATGAGCGGTCGATCAACGGCGATATCGAGGTCATGTTCACCTACGACACCTACGAGCTCTATGAGCGGACCAAGGACAACACCACGGTCAGCATGGAGCTGGTGCTGACGCGCGGCGCCAACTCGTGGCACTTCACGATCCCGGCGATGAAGCTGCGGATCAACACCCCCCAGGTGTCCGGGCGCGGCCCGCTCAACCTGTCGGGGACGTTCGAGGCGTTCCGCGACGAGGACTCCGGCACCGACATCCAGCTCGTCATCACCAACCAGGACCCCGCGATCTCGACGGCGGCCTAAGATCGCGCCCCGTTGACCGTGTGTCTGATGGGCATGATTGGCTGCATGACCCTCACTCGACTCTACTGAGGAGATCGCATTGGCAGACCTGCTAATCACACAATCATACCCTCAGAAGCCCCAGTACCACAAGCTCCTATTCACCGATCAGGTGGCGGGTTCGTCGGACCAGGATCGCTTTCAGGCTGCCTTCACTGCCGTCGCCAACGATATTGCTCTCGGCGGTGGGGCATCGCGGCAGAGGTACACCCACGTGGGCGGTCGAGCGGGTCAGGTCATCAACCTCGAATCCCAGATCCTTGTCACGCGGCGGATGTCGAGTGGGTTCATCGGAGCGGGTCGGCGTGAGTCCACCAGCGTTGGGCACAACCCCTACGTCAACAGCACTCATATCGTCTGCGCTGCTGGCTTCCCATCGGAGAGCGTGTTCCGCCTCGAAGACAACAGCGACTGCACCTACAGCGGCTTCTCGGTCGCGGGCCAATCCACAAGCGACCGCGTCCTCGGCGTGTTCGGAACGAAGAGCACCTCGGGAGCGGGCACCTTCCGCCTGCGGTTCGAGAACCTCCACTTCACATGGGTGGAGAACTTCGGCATCTACATGGGGCAGTACACTACAGCGCCCCTCCTCGATAGTGATAGCGAGTACATCAACATCAACGGCTTCGGTTGTGGGCGTGTCGACTCAGTATCCGGCGAGCCGATTGGTGGCATGATCCGGCTCGGCCACAACCAGTCCCTGGTACACCGGCTCCAGGCAATCGGACTCGGGGGCCCTGAGAGTGGGGTGGTTCTTCAGTGTGACCAAGCGGCCTTCGTGTGGATGCACGGCGTAGCGACCACGGACGCGGGCTGCATCTTGCGGATCAAGAAGGGCAACTCCAACGGTGGAGAGATCCATGTGGAGCATGTTCGATGTGAGGGCATTCTCCGACGCACGCGGGGCCTGTGGATCGACGGAGAAGCGGGCGGGGGCTATACCGACTGGTCGATGGTTCGGGTCAACTGCAACGCTCAGTTCACAGCGCCGACACTTTTCACCGGCGAAACCGTCGAAAATCCTGTTTACTGGGCCGAGTCCCGATCACGCTTCCAGGGTACCCTGGAGAAGATCCGAGGCGCTGGCTCGAAACTCATTCGCATCCGAAACGGAGCGGACAACACCGAACCCACCCACGTGGACGTCGTGGCCTGTAATCTCGGTAACTCCACCCTCGGCAACGCCACCCTCGCTGGGGTCTCATCTGCGCTTGCGGGCCACACCGTGGCCGGGTTCCGGAACTACAACTACACCGGCTCGGGCCTCTCCCGCATCGCAGACGGAACGTTTGCGGGTTCGGGTCCCTAAGATAGATCTGGAGGTCCTGTGCCCACGATCCCAACTTCCCGAACGCTCTTCGGCTTCGACGGTATGTTCAGCCACGACTCGCTGTCGAACGCGGCCGTCGCGACCCTCTCGTCGGCGACTCACTTTGCGGCAGCGTTCTTCCTGGCCGATCAGGCCAAGGCGATCCGTCGGATCGGGTTCTACTGCACGACAAAGAACGGCACCCCGACCTTCTCGGTCAGGCTGGAGGGCATCACGGGCTTCAACAACCCCAACAATACGGTCAAGGGCGGGAGCTCTGACCCGCCGGACCCGGCAAGTGCGTCGACGTCGTCCTTCTCGGTGGGGTGGAACTGGGTCACGCTCACCAATGACTACACCCCGACGGTGAACGAACACCTGGCTGCCGTCGTGCGGTATGAGTCGGGTGCGACGTCTGGTACTGTCTTCCGCGGGGTCAATGCCGCATACAACTACATGCCCCACGGAGCCTACAACGTAGGCTCCAATCAGGTGGACCACTTCGCTCCCGGCATCGCGGTCGAGTACTCCGACGGGACGCTGGTCTACGGGTTCGGGGGCATGGTCAACACTGCGGGCACCCTGACCTACAACACTGGATCCAACCCGGACGAGAACGGTGTTCTGATCGTCCTTCCCCACGCGGTTCGGACCATCGGAGCGATGCTGGACGCTCGCGGGGCAACGACGACCGGCGACTTCACCGTCAAACTCTACGACGCTTCCAACACCCTGCTGGGGTCCGCCAACGTCACGGCGGTGGCGCTTGCCGGGACGGGCGCAAACGGCCACATCACGGTCTTCTGGGCTTCTGCCCTGACACTCCCGGCGGGGACGTACCGGCTCACGGTGCTGCCTACGACCGCCAACAGTGTCACAGTGAACATCATACCCTTCGTGACGGCGGCGCTGCGAGTGAACTGCGGCTTCGCCTTCGGACGGACGCACAGGACCGATGCCACTGGGTGGACCGACGTCGCCACGGACGCATTGTTCATGGGCCTCGTGATCGACGCAGTTGTAGCCCCAGCCTTCGCAGGAGGATTCGACAATGGCTGACCTACGGACTCGGGGACAGACCTCGAACCTCTTCCGTATGATCCTCAAGAACGCGGTGACGGGAGCGGCATACACCGGCCTGAGCTCGACCAGCACGGGGCTGCGGATCGGCACCGTCTGCGACAACGAGGCCACGGCGACGGTCTACGCTCAGGGGTCGAGCAACGTGGAGACGATCGCCACGCTCGGCACCTTCGCGGCTCCCACGCTAAACAAGTGCAGGTTCCAGGAAGTCGATGCGACGAACCACCCTGGGCTGTATGAAATCCAGCTCCCCAACGCTCGGTTCGCGGTCGTCAACTCGCTGGAGCTGGTGGTCAGTATCTCCGGGGCATCGAACCTGGACCCGGTGCACCACCGCTTCCAGCTCAACGCTCCGGTCAGCACGGCCCTCTGGGCCGGTACGACTGTGGCGGTTCCCACCGTCGCTGGCGTGCCGGAGGTCGACCTCGTGCTGGTCAACGGCGCGATCACCAACGAATCGACGATCGGCCCGGTGTATGAGGCGATCCTCTACTTCTACCAGAACGGGGCCACGAACCGCTACGTTGTGGTCTGGTACAAGGACCGGGAGCCCGTGCCCGTCACCGGCGTCCCCGATCTCTCGGTCTACAACATCAACACGAATACGGAGATCATCGCCGAAACCACCATGACTCGAATCGGATCGCTGAACTCCTACAGCTATTCGACCGGCGTGCTCCTGGCCGACGGTCATCAGGCGGTGGCCACCGTTACGGCGACAATCGACAGTGCAACGCGAACCCAGACCCTTCCGGTGGGCCGAGACAGCTGATGCTGATTATCAACTCCATTCCGTGCGGTTGGAACTAGGTGTCCATCGCGACCCGATACGCGAGTGCGACCAAGGCTCGGCTCTGGGCGGCCGAGGAGGTGTCCTACGGCGTCTACGAGACGCTCCTGGTCAATCCGGTGCGGATCCCCGTCAGCAGCGAGACGCTCCGCGAGTCCAAGGCCGGCGGCGGCGTCTTCCACTCCATCGAGCGTGGGCACGCGCCGGCCGGCTCCCTCCCGCTCGGGCGGTCGGTCATCGAGGGGGAGATCGTCACAGAGCTGTGCGCCAACGGCTGGGGCCCGCTCCTGCTCAAGCACGCGACCAGCGGGCAAATCAACACGGTCGTTGGCGAGAGTACGCGCGAGCACACCGGGACGGTGGGGACGCTGCCTGTGGGCCTCAGCCTGGTCAAGGCCACGCCGTACCAGCGGGGCGGCGGGCAGTACGTCCAGACCTTCCTGGGGTGCCGGATCGACGCCCTGACGCTCCGCTTCGCCCGGGGCCGCAACGTCGAGCTGCGGGCCCAAATGCTCGGGCGGGAGCGCGTTACGAGCATCCCCGCGGTGGACGATGAGCGGTACGAGCCGGGCGATCTCTCGATGCCCAGCCGCGTGTTCACTGTGCACATGACCCGCAACGGGTACAGCATGGAGTCGCCGGGCAACATCCTGAGCGCAGAGTTCACGATCGAGAACGGCCTTGGGCCGGAACGCTACGAGATCGAGGGCAACGGCCGGCGGTCGATGGTCCCCCAGGGGCGGCGTGTCATCAACGGCCGGATGGAGGCGCTATTCTCGAACGCAGACGAGGAGCTGATCGCCACCTGGCTGGCCGACCGGGACGTGACCATCCACATCAGCGGCCAGCACGCCGCGGCCGGGTCCGGGGTCTTCGCCGAGTTCCAGTTCGCCGCGGTGAAGATCCGGGGCACCCCCATCCCCCAGATCGCCGGGCGCGGGCTCGTCCGGGTCGACTTCACCTGGCAGACAATCGTGGACGCCATGGGCGATGAGTTCCATTGGATCGTTGGCAACAACGAGTCTGAGGTATCCACGGGCCTTGTGAGCCGGGCGTAGTGCCGCTATGCTCCCGACCTGGAGACCACCATCATGGCCGAGCTGATCCTCAAGAACCTCATCAAGACCCCCGAGCCGCGCTGGTTCGACTTCGACGCTCGCGAGGGACAGGGCGTCGTCTTCCGGAATCCCAAGGAAGACCACAAGGGCGACCCGGACCTGCGCCTCAAGCTCAAGTACACGACCCCCCGCGATTACCGCGAGCTGATCGCGTCGGCCACCGAGCGCAAGGCCGCCAAGGCGTCGGGCGTCAAAGCGCTGCACATCGCCGAGGAACGGGTCCGCCGGCTCGTGTGCGCCGAATACCTGCTCGACTGGCGCCTCAACGGCGCGGCCGCCTTCGCCCTGGGCCTGCAGGTGGACTTCGACAAGATCAAGGCCACCGACGCCATCAGGTTCACCGCCGACAACCTCGAGGCGATGATCCGCCTGAGCAACCTGCCCGGTGTGATCGACCTGGTCATGCAGACCAACGGGTACTGGTTTGGCCGGCCGGATGAGGAGGACGACGACGACGAGACCGGCGAGGGCCGGTCGACCGAGGAGAAGATGGAGGACTCCTTGGGAAACTCCGGATCTGGTCAGAGTGGGAGTTCGGGCGAACCACCTGCCGTGACTGCATAGCGAACGTCGAGTCGCTCTGGGCCGCCAACAACAAGGTGACGATCACCGTTCGGGGCGAGATGCTCGACGACCCGGTGGAGATCACCCGCGCGGGCCGCCCTGGCATCATGGTCCTGCCGGACGCGGCCCGGCCGGACTGCGAGGCCTGCCCGAAGCCCGAGCTTGGCCGAATCAACATCCAGACCCTCCGTCTCTACAACCTGGTCCGCGAGCAACAGACCACCAACCCCATGTCGGGGCACAGGCTCGGGTTGCGGCTCGAGGCGGTCATCGCCGGCATCAAGTGGCTCATGGACGCCCACGAGATCGACGAGCCCGACGAGGTGATGCGGCGGGTGATGGTGATGGACGCCATCTCCAACCGCCATCTCAACGCCAAGATCGACGCCGCCTCGAAGAAGGGCAAATAGCCCCCCGCGCCGCCGGAGCGTCTAGTTGGGCAGATGGGCGACATCGAATCCATTGTTTCGATCCTTCTCGAGGTAAAGGACCGCGGGATCGCGAACCTGAACAAGGCCCAGGCGGCGGTGCGCACGCTCGTCGGGAGCGAGGTCGCCGCCGCCAAGCAGTCGCGGGAATACACGCGGGCGCTCGAGGCCCAGCTTGCCCTGCACAAACTGATGATCCCGACGATCCGGGATGAGAACCGGGCGTTCGTCGAGACCAACAAGAGCCAGCGGCAGATCACCGCGATCACCCAGGCCCAAGCCGCCGCCCAGCAGCGGCTCCAGGTGGCTATCGCCCGCACCGCCACCGTGGGGGGGCGCTACACCGACGCCCTGGCCATCCTGAAGACGCAGCTCGGGTCCGTCAACGCCGAGTCCCTGGAGGCGCTCCAGCTCCAGCAGCAGATCACGATCGTCACGGGGAAGCTGACCGCCGAGGCGGCCAAGGCGGCCAAGGCGATCGGCGGGCAGGCGCTGGCGGAGGCGGCTCTGGCGCGGGTGTCGGGCAACACCGCCAAGGAGGTGGAGGTCCTCCGCGCCGCCATGGGCGGCGGGGTGCTGACCACCAAGCAGGCTGAGCAGGCCACGATCGCCCTGGCGAAGGCAGAGCGCCGCCTGGCCGAGGAGACCAGGAAGGCCGCGGCCGAGCGTCTCAAGAAGCTGGTGGGCAAGGTCCGCACCAGTGACCGCGATATCGAGCGGCAAGTGCTGGCCCAGGCGGCGTTTGCCCGCGCGTCCCGGGACGCCCGCCGCGAGATCGAGATCCTCAACACCGCGCTCCAGAGCGGGCTGCTTACGCTCCGGGCTCGAGAGAAGGTGATGCTCACGCTCGCCCGCGCCCAGTCGAGGCTGACCCGGGAGACCCTGGCGGGCGCCGCCTCCGAGCGCCGCCAGAACCGGGAGCTGGAGCGGCAGCGGGGGCTGCTGTCGAGCCTGGGGGACGGGTACTCGCGGTTCACCCGCACGCTGGCGTCGTTCGTGCTGATCGGGTTCACCCTCCGCACCTTCGGACGCACGATCGAGCGGTTCGTGGTGGAGCCTGTCCGCCAGATGGCAAAGTCGGTCCTGGAGGCGACGGACAACTTCCGCCGGCTGGAGGCCTCCCTGACGGGCGTGGTGGGCGCGGGCGGCGGCGTGCGCTCGCTGGTGGGCGACATCCGCGAGGCGTCCCAGGGCCTCCCCCTGACCACGCGGCAGGGCCTCACCGGCATCCGCGGCCTTGCGTTCACGCCGGCCACGGCGTCGATCCTCTCGAACAGGGGGGCGGAGCGGGTCGACGGGCTCAACAACCTGCTGACCATCCTCTCCGGCCTGGCGTCGATCGACCCGGAGCAGGGGATCGAGGGCGCCCAGTTCGCCGTTCGCGAGGCGCTGGCGGGCGAGTTCCGGTCCCTGCGATTCCGGTTCGAGCTGTCCCCCGACGCCATCGCCGGCTCCATCGGGGCCACCCTGGAGCAGCTGAAGGCGGACCCACAGCTCACGATCAAGGCCCTGCGCACGTTCGTGGACACGTTCGTGGGCGAGGAGGGTATCGACGCCTTCAACAACCTGCTGTCCGTGCAGGGCGTCCGGTTCCGCGGTGTGCTCGAGGAGTTCTTCGCCTTCATCGGCGACCAGGGCATCTACGACCGTGTGGTGCGCATCGTGCGCCGGGCCGGCGATCTGGTCTCCGGCCTCATCACCACCCCGGGCGGGCAGGCCGGGGCCGCGACCATCAATCGCGCCCTCGACACGACGCTGGACCGGGTGCTGCAGAGCGCCAGTGTCGCGCTGACCACCCTGAGCGGTGTCTCGATCGACCTCACGGACGACCTCCAGAACGTCGAGATCGACGCGTTGGCCACGTCGGTTGGCAACGCCATCGAGGGCTTGGGAAAGCTCACGGCCTCGTTGATCGAGGCGGTCCCGGTGGTCGCCGCATTTGCCTCGTCGATTGCTAGAAGCTTGGGCGTGGACGTGAGCGCGACCCCGCCGCTAGAGACCCAACGCAGCCGGCTCCTTGACCGACGCGCCGGCCTTGAGGTCGCGCTCCAGAGCTTGGATACGCAGGGTGATATGAGCCTATTCGAATTCGTACACCGCCAAGGTTTGTTCCGTGGTCCCGAAATGCAAGAACTCCTCACGGGTAGCGATAGCGGTATCGTCGGCAGTATCGTCGCGGGAGGCTCACTGGTGAGCCCGTTTGTGGGTAAAGAGGAGATTGCACAGGCGATCATCCGCGCTACCAGCGAGATCGAAAGGCTCAACCATCAGATTGCCAACCAGAGTGCAGCGGCACTGCCAACCACGCCAACCGAGGGCTCTACCATCAAGACGCTGCTGTTCTTCGGGCAGCAACTCGGCCGGACGCTGGAGCAGCTCCCGAAGTTCAACGACGTTGACACGTTGGTTGGGAATGTCGAGGCCATCGCTGGGGCGCTGAGGGAGCAATCTGCAACCCTTGATCGCAACCTGGCTCAGTCCGGCGAGCGCCGTGGGCGCCTCCTGCAGTTCGACGCCATCGTGCATCGCGGCCTCTTTAGGCTCGAGGGTGCAAAGCTTGAGGGCGCGTTTGACCAGATCGCGGAACTCGAGGAGCAGATCGCCCGTCTGCTGGCGGCCGAGGCGGACGCCCGCGAGGGATTCGTGGACGGATTCCGTGGCGCACTTGGTGGCTTCCTGCAGTCCTCCGAGGGGTTCACTCGCCAGCTCCCGGACATTGCCCGGATCCGCCAGAGCACCGACATCCTCAGCGTCATCGCGGGGCAAGACTTCACCAGCATCAACGGGATCGCCGGTGTCCTGGGGTCGGAGCGAGCGAGGGAGCTGGGGGCCGATCAACGGAGCGTGGTCGGGAACTCGCTCGCGGGCGTGCTCGCGCAAACAGGTGCGGATCCCTTCCTGGACCCGCGGTTGGGCGACACGATCACCAACAGCATCAACAACATCGCCGACGCGGTGGCTCGTCACAACGAGAACGCCAAAGACGGCGTCGCGGTGACCGAGGAACTGGCCGACAGCTTCATTGCGCTGTTCCGCGCAGAGCGTGATCGTCTGATCATCCAGGGCACGCTGCCCGAGCTGTTCGGGAGCTGGGATGAAGACGGGGACGAGATCGCGGTTGAGAACTTCAACATCGCCATCGAGAAGCTTGAGGAACTGAAGGCCAAGGCCAACGAGGTCGCCGACACGGTGGAGATTGCCTTCCAACAGCTCGCGGCCGGAATCAGCACCGGCATCGGCGACTCCCTCGTTGCCGGCCTCACCGACGCCTTCGAGACCGGCGGAGCCAACATCCTCGAGATCACCGGCAACCTGCTCCGCTCGATCCAGCAGCAGGTGCTCCGCATGATCCTGGAGTTCACGATCATCCGCGGCCTGGTCAACCCCGCGCTCAACAGCACCTTCGGACTGACCGGCGCCAACCTGCTCCCGACCATCGGCGCCAAGGGCATGGTGGTGTCGCAGGGCCAGGTGCGCCCCATGGCCAAGGGCTTCATGGCCACCGGCCCGACCACCTTCGGGATGCGGGGCAACCAGGTCGGCCTCATCGGCGAGGACGCCCCGGAGGCGGTGATGCCGGTCGTGCAGGCCCCGGACGGCTCGCTGGGCATCCGCGCGTCGGGCGGCGGCGGGCGGAGCACCAACATCTACATGAACGTCCGGGCCAATGATGCGGGGTCCTTCCGCCGGTCGTCCAGGCAGATGCGCGGTAGGCTGATGGAACTCGCCGGGGGCTGAGCCAATGTTCAACGAGATCGACTTCGACAAGGATCTGGTGGGGTTCGGCTCCGGCTCCGGACCTGGGCACAACACGCTCATCACAGAGACGGACGACGCCGGCGAGGAGCGCGTGGCGCGGTCGGACACCCCCCGCCACCGCTTCCGACTCCGCGTGATCGACCGCACAAACGAGGAGATCGCCGACATCCGGCGCTTCGTCATCGGCCAGCAGGGCGCCCTGCTCGGGTTCCGCGTGAAGGACCCCAACGACTTCACGACCGCCTTGGACGGCGTCTCCCAGCCCTCCAACACGGACGTCCAGATTGGCACCGGCGACGGCTCGACGACCCAGTTCCAGCTCGTCAAGAAGTACACCAGCGGCCTCTCCACCATCACGCGGACGATCAACAAGCCCACCGACGCCGCGGAGGTGACGGGGGCCAACGCCGTCACGGTCGCCGTGAACGGCGTCGCGCAGACGGAGGGGGCCGATTACTCGGTGGACTACACCACCGGCCTGGTGACGTTCGTGGCCCCCCCCACCGCCGGCCACGCGATCACGGTCGGGTTCGAGTTCCGGGTGCCGGTTCGGTTCAGCAAGGACGTGGATGAGTGGCTCGCGACCACGCGCGAGGAGCCGGACCAGAACACCATCTCCAGCCTGGAGATGGTCGAGCTGGTGAGCCCGGTCGGCGTCAACATCAACCGCAACTACGGTGGACACAAGGAGCGGGAGATGACCGGGGACCTGACACTGGCCCTCACCATCGCCCAGCTCTACGTCCTGTCCGCCGAGACCGCCGGGTTCGCCGCTCTGCTGCCGGATCCGGCCGATCTCCCCACCGGCCCCGACCTGTGGGTGGTGATGAACGTCGGAGCCGAGGACATCGACATCAAGGACCACCTGGACAACACGCTCCTCACCCTCGCCACCGGAGAGGGCACGCACATCCACCTCAGCACCAATGGTGTGGGTGGCTTTGTCTGGTACGCCGCATGATTAGCGAATCGGCACAGTTCGGCGGCTCCATGTCGATCTCGGGTTCGACCACGCTGACCATGGCCTCTCCGCGCCTGGTGCGATGCGGGTCGGCCGGGGGATCGTTCACTGTGACGCTCCCGAGCACCACCAACCACATCATCGACCCGGGCGAGTACGGCGCGTCGCGCTTCGTCATCGTCAACGACTCGGGGCGGGGCGTGACCGTGCAGCATCCATCTTCGGCGGAAGTACCATCGACCGTGACACTCATCGTCCTAGCCAACCAGGAGGTCGCGTTCGTCGGCCTGACGCCGACCGCGTGGGTCGCGTTCAAGCGCCCGCTCAACACCCCGCGGGCCGCCGGCTTCACGCCCCGCGATCCGATCGTCAACCCGGACGTCGCGGCCACCTACACCCCCGACCAGACCAACTGCTTCGTGGGCGACGACTGCGAGCTGGCCCAGGCCATCGCGCTGGTGTCCGAGAACGGCACGCCCTCGGTGCTGGCTCCCATGTACATCAACCCCTGCCCCGGGGCGTCGGGGTTCCCGCACGAGGGAAACAGAGAGCGAGAGGCGGTGCGAGGGGCCGATTGCATCATGCCCAGCGCGGTCGTTGTCCGTCTGTCCGACGAGTTCACGAGCGATCCCGACCACCGGCTCGTGGGCCAGCTCTCCGCGGAGTGCCTCCAGGCGCTCGTGAACACCCCGCACATCCTCCAGTTCGATGAGGACGCCGAGCTGGAGGACGCGACCACCCGCAACCCGTACCACGTCGGGCGCGACCCGCTGTCGGCGACGGCGTGGGCCTTCGGCCCCCCGTTCAACGTCACCAAGCACTTCTGGAAGCGGGAGGTCGAGTACACGGTCGGGGAGGAGACCTTCACTCTCTCGATCGTGTTCCAGATGGAGCACACGGCGGATCCTCAGCCGCGGAAGACGTCCTTTGGCGGCTCCGCCGGCGGGGCCTGCGACGACGAGGCGGGGGCGTGGGGGGCCCTGTTCTGCGTGTACGTGTTCACCAACGAGCTGGAGCCGGACTTCGAGGACGGGGACTCCTTCATCCCGACCGGCGGCACGGACCTGGTGGTGTTCCACCGGCACGATCCGCTGGTGTGGGGCAACGCCCCCGGCGTCGTGGGCGGGGAAAACGACGACAAGTTCTGCCACCCGCAGT